CACTACCGAGGAGATGGATAAGATCACCGAGTTCCTTTTCCCCGACGCAAAAAAAGAGGTAGAAAGGGACATCTCAAAAAACGGATAAGGTCCGACGCTGGCGCAAGGGTGCTAATCAGACAAATCCCACATGCGGATATTGTTTTTTTAGCACACTTCACCGGCGGCGGAATAGATGGCGTTCTCGATCTGATCGTGGAAGATTATTTTGCCTACTTGGACCGCGCAGTCGAGATTTACGAAAAAGAGATCACAACACCCCGCCGGGTGGTATTATCCGGCATCGAAAAGCGATAACGACACATGGCAGCCAACACTCTGAAATTAGCGTTCATTTTGTCTGCAACGGATAAAATGAGCCGCATTATAGACGAGGCCGTCAAAAAATCGACGGACAAACTTTCTGCATTCGAGCGTACCACAAGCAAAATAGGTCGCTCAATGACGAAAGCAGGAACCGTCATGCTGGGCGCGAGCGCAGCCGTCGGAGGTAGTATTTTGGCCGTTGGAAAATCGACAGCCGATTACGCCGGTGATATGTACGATATGGCCCGGGGAGCCGGGATCGGTGTAGAGGCATTCCAAAAACTTGCGTATGCCGGTAGGATGTCAGGGGTCGAAACTGAAAAATTGTCCGCGTCGTTAGTGAAGTTCGACAGAATGGTCGCCGAAGCTACCGGCGGAAATAAGACGTACATGCAGACGTTCGAGGATCTCGGTATCAAAATCAAAGACAGTGCGGGTAATCTCCGCCAGCCGAACGAGATTTTCGAGGATGTAGCCGATATTTTTCATAATACCGAAGACGGCATCGGAAAGACCGCTTTGGCGGTTGAATTGTTCGGCAAGTCGGGTGCCGATCTGATCCCTATGCTGAACGATGGCAAGGCCGGTCTAAAAGCGTTTTACGCCGAAGCCGAGCGTTTGGGACTTGCGTTAAGTAACGAGATGATTGCCAAGGGCGACGCATTTAGCGACCAACTCGAAAATATCGGAGAGCAGGTCAAAGGCGTTAAGTTACAGTTAGGTGCAGCACTGATCCCAGCATTGTCGGCGGCAACCGAAAAAATATCAAAGGTTATCGATAAGATAACAAAATGGGTACAGGAAAATCCCGAACTGGCCGCCACAATCGGCAATATAGCGATGACCACGGGTAAATGGATCGCTATATTAGGCACGGCTGCCATTGCGATCGGTAGCGTGACGTTCATCGTCGGGCAGTTCGGTAAGGTATTCCGAATAGTGTCTGATTCCATAAAAATTGGTACCAAAATCGTCAGCGAGTACAAAAACGGCATGTTGTTGTTTCGTATGCAATATGCGTTATTCTCCGTTTGGTCGAAGATCGCCGCCGCCGGCCAGTGGGTATTTAATACATCCTTGTACGGGTGTCCAGTGGTGTGGATTGTCGCCGGTATCATGGCGATTATCGCAGCCGTGGTATTGTTGGTCAAGTACTGGGACGAGGTGGCCGCATGGTTTAAAAAGTTGTGGGACGCTATCGTCGGGATATTCAAAGCAGCGTGGGAAGCGATCAAAAAGGTGTGGAGCACTGTAACGGGCTGGTTCTCGAACTTGTGGGGCAGGATCAAGGCCGGTGCGGGGAAAGCTTGGGATGGCATCAAAAATACCATCAGCAAGGCCCGCGAGGGAGTGCAAAAGGCATGGGGATCAGTGAAAGGCTGGTTCTCTAACCTTTGGGGTAACGTCAAGAGCGGCATTTCGAACGCATGGGGAGGGATCAAAGACTGGTTCAGCAACCTGCAACCCGTCGAATGGATGCGCGGCGCGTGGGAGAATGTGGGGACGTTCTTCGAGAACCTCGGCCCCCGCTTTTATGAGTGGGGCAAAAACCTATTGCAAGGGCTTTGGAATGGAATAACCTCTATGGTCGATAAGATTGTCGAGGGAATGAAGAATATCGGCCGTAGGATTGCCAACGGCTTCAAGTCTATTCTCGGTATCAATTCCCCATCCCGTTTGTTCGCCGAATATGGTCTGAATATCACGCAGGGGCTGGTCGTTGGCCTTGATCGAGGGGGTGCAATCGTCGAAAATGCTACCGAGGGCGTGGCCATGCAAGCGACCCGTGGAATCACGCAGTCGATGCAATCCAGCACGGTGAATACCTCGACCATTGTAGGCGGCGGGAATACCGGCCCGTCCATTACCTATGCCCCGCAGATCACATTCGCCGGATCGACTACGCAGGAGGTGCGGGACGAGTTCGGAAAAATGCTGAAGCAGCATGCGAACGAGATCATGGAACTGATTCGTAAATATGAAGAAAACAAGACACGTTTGTCCTTTGCGTAATAGCTGGCACCCATGTTTGCACAACTCGGAGATCACATATTTCAAGGGCTGAAAACTCCCGTATCGACCAGCGAGGCAGATGCCGTAAAATACGGCCAAATCCCTCGTGTCAATGACAAAGACGCCATCCAGCCGACTGGTGCCGAGCTGCGGGAGTTGAGCCTGACAATCACATATTCATCAGAATTTTGTGATCCGCAGGCCGAGATATATGCGTTGAAAGCGTCGATGCACGCTTTCGAGGTGCTGCCGTACATTACCGGAGACGGGCGAATTGTCGGGAAATTCGTTATTACGAGCTTGGACATCGCCAACCAGCAGTGCGCGGCGGATGGATGGGTGGAGCTGGCAACCGTCACCGTGAATTTGCTGGAGAGTCCCGGCGAAGAGGAAGCAGCCCCGACAGGGCGGGCGCTGAGTAGTCAGAAGCCGATCGCGGTGGCGCCTGTTGCGTCGGCTCCAAGCCCCGCCACAGGTATAACCAACGACGTGTCCGCAGCCAAGGAAAAGGTTAGCGGAATGAAGCAGTCGATTGCTAAGGTGAAAAGCAGGACCACCAGCCTTAAGCGCGGGGTGCGCGAGGTCCAGCAACTGGCCGCCGATGCGCAAGGACTCTATGCGTCGGCCAAAACGAAAGTCGCGGCAACAAAGAAAATAATCGATCGCGCTGGCGACTTGCCCACATCATTGGACGAAGCGATTGCATATGCCAGCAACCTCGCAAAAATCGACAACGTGGTGGATGTGTCGGTGCTGGAGATGAATGTCGGGCAGTTGTCCGACAGCGCGGAAAAAGTAACGACCAGCGCCACGCCGGTAGCGGGGTTCGCAGGAACAAAAGAGGGAGGCAATTAAATGTCAAGTTTCAACTATACGACCGTTGAGGGAGACCGGATCGATCTGCTCGCTGCCAAGTTTTACGGCAGTATGGACGGGATCGCCATCATATCGGATGCCAACCCGCTCATACCGCTTACGGCGGTCTTCCCGCTGGGCACGGTGCTGGTGATCCCGATCGTCGAAGACAGCGATATGCACGTAAATACAGACCTGCCGCCATGGAAACGTTAGAGAAAGTCATTGCGAAAATCACCGTCAATGGTAAGAACGTAACCGCCGACGTGTCGCCCTATCTCTCCCGATTGTCGTATGCAGACAAAGAGGAGGCGGAAAGTGACGATTTGACGCTGACGTTCGAAGATACCACTGACCATTGGAAAAACGGATGGTATCCCGAGCAAGGCGACACGCTGGAGGTGTCGATCGGCACGCCCGACGCTCCGCTGGATTGTGGACTCTTTGAGATAGACGAGATCGGGCTGGAGTTCCCGCCCGATACGGTTGCAATCAAAGCTATCGGTGCCGCTATATCCAAGGCGCTGCGCTCGAAGAACAGCAAGGCGTTCGAAAAGCAGTCGTTGAAGCAGATCGCCCAATACTTTGCGACGAAGCACGGGCTGAAGCTCGTGGGCAATGTCAGCGACCTGCAAAAGATAGAAGTCGAGCGCAAGACGCAGGAGAAGCAGACAGACCTCGCATTTTTAAGCAGGCTGGCCAGAGAGTACGGGATCGTATTTTCCGTTCGTGGCGATCAACTTGTGTTTATGGACACCGAGGAACTGGAGTCTCAGCCCGTGGTGATGACCATTCACAAAAACGAATTGAGCCGGGCGTCGTTCACTGACAAAACGAGCCAAGTATTTGGCGGGGCTGTCGTGGCGACCCGCAATATGAAGACCAACAGCGTCCGGCGATGGAAGATCGAGCCGTCAGACCAAGAGGGAGGCAAGGGCACATTGTCGAAAGACACGTGGCAGGGAGACGTTACGGTAGAGAACGAGACGCAGGCCCAAGCCAAGGCCAAGGGTGCGTTGAAAGAAAAAAACAAGGACAAAATAACGGGGAGCATCACCGTTGCGGGGAATGTCAAGCTGGTAGCGGGGATCAATATCGAGCTGACTGGCATCGGCAAGTTTTCCGGAAAGTGGCATGTGGTATCGTCGGCTCATGACCTCGATAATTCAAGCGGGTACGTAACCATGGCGACAATTAGAAAAATAGAGGTATAGGTATGTTTCGGCTGGGTATAATATCAGAGATCGGCGAGGGTGAGAACCTGGGCTATGCGCGTGTTTCGTTCGACGAGAACGAGATCGTTTCCGGCTGGCTGGCCATCCCGTCTATGGCTACCTACAAAACGAAGCACTGGATACCGGTCGAGGTAAATGCGCAAGTGCTGTGTTCAATGGACGAGAATTGCGAGCAGGGCGCCATTGTATTGGTACTTTGGAGCGATACGGACACACCACCCGACTGGGCTGGACCTGACACTATGGGCGTAAAATACGCTGACGGCGCCGAGGTGTTCTATGATGCCAAGGCGCATAAGTTGAGCGTGAACGCACCGGATTCCGAGCTGTCGATCGCGTGCAAAAAATTGAACGTCGAGGGTGAGGTGAACATCACGGGCGACACCACTGTTACCGGGGAGATCACCGCCAGCGTTGAAGTTACCGCCGGAACGCAGAAAATAAAATTAACAACACACAAGCACCCGACCAGTACAGGCGTGTCGGGACCGCCAACACCATAAGCGTATGCCCGTACAGAAATCAGCATTGAAAGCGGCGATCAAGGCCGCCATGCTCGCCGAACGAGACAAAACAGATAACCCCGAGGCGTCCGCCGATCGTATCGCCGAGTCCATCACGAACGCGGTGGCTGCCGCGATCGTCGAGGGGGTAAATACCGCCGTGATCACGCTGGCGAATACCGCCGGCCCAGTAACGGGAACCATAACCGCAAGCGCCGTATGATTGCACCGAACGACACACGAAACTGGCAGGTCAGCATGGACGATCCGGCGGCGATCGTCGAGGGGGTGGATGATATTGTACAGTCCATCAATATCATCCTGACGACCATCCCGGGCAGCGATCCATTGCGCCCGGAGTTCGGCAGCAACGTGTACCAATATTTAGATAAACCCCTGCCATCGGTGTTGGGAAAAATCATCTACGAAGCGACCACGGCCATCGGCCGGTGGGAAAAGCGCCTCGATGTAACCCGCATTTCCGCGAGCCGTAACGATGCCGCCCACACAGTTTTTAAGATCGAGGGCACGGTGGTAGGATCGGCAGAACAGATAACGATAACAACGATCATATAATGGCTATTGACAACAATATCCCAACATTCGTGGAACGTGATCCCGCCGTAATCATGGCGGAGAGCAAGGCAAAGCTGGAGGAGCTGTTGGGGCGTGAATTGCAACCTGCCCAAGTCGAGCAGTTGATCCTCAATTTCGTGGTGTTCCGCGAAACGCTACTTGTGAACCGCTTTAATGCGGGTATGCGGCAAATGCTCTACCAGTTCAGCACCGCGCCAATCCTCGATTACATCGCGGGTTTGGTGGCCGTCGAGCGTTTGCCGGCGGCCAGTGCTGGGTGTACCGTCCGCTTCACTCTTGTTGCAGGGCACGGCTCCGTTTTGATTCCCGAGGGAACCCGCGTATCGAGCAGCGACGGTTTGGCGATATTCCGCACGATCGACGACGCCATAATCGCCCCCGCCACTATGACCGTAG